TCAGGCCGCCAGAGGCTCCATTACTGCCCGAAAGCGCAATATCGCGTGGTGCAGCATCAGGTCTTCGTCGTAGCGCGCTTCGCCAAACTCATAGGTCAGGTTGACGAGTGCATAGCCGCCTTCCAGCGTCAGCGTCTCGGTCGACATCAGTGGGCGCACCAGTTCCATGATCTCGACCGCCTCGGTTTTGCCATGCGCCTTCGACCAGATATGCACGGTGAACAATTGCTCGGTGCCGATCTCGGTGCCTGTGCTCCAGTCAAACATGCTGGTGCGGCCAAAGGTGATGTAGGGAAACACCGCGTTCGGCGGCGTTGCATCATAGATCTTCGCGCCGCCCAGCATCGCCACTACGCCGGCGTCTGTCTTCAATGCACGGTGGATGGCCCGTTGCAGCTCAATTGCTGGCGACGTCATGTCCTCGTGTCCCCCTGGTCTCGCCGGTTTCAGCTTTCGATTTCGGTCTGTCACGCGGCTTGACCTTCCTGCCGCGGCGCACCCGAATCTCGGCCTCCTCGGCAGCGGCATAACCCCTATACCGCAGAGCCGTTACGAGACCGTCAAGAGTGATGGCAATGCTGACCTTCATGTCAACGCCCCTGTTCGCGTGCCCGGATCACCAGAAAGCGCCCCGTCTCGTCGGGATCATGCACGGTGAGGATCATGAACGCGCGCGCATCGCGTATCAGCCGCATGCCGCTGGCGATGTCGTCGCGGTATCTGATCGTGATCTGGTGCGTCACGTCTTCAAGCGTCTGGCCAGCACCATAGCGATCCCGCGCCAAGGCCGGTTCGACTGCTGCAAACAGCCCGGCGACAAATATCCAGTTTTCGGTAAAGCCTCCTGCCTCGTCGGGAATTTGCAACGCCTGTTCCAGCACCAGCCTGACCCTCAAGGCTCCCGGCCTGTTCGGCTTGGTCATCACAGCCTCCCCAGCCGGTAACCGGCGATCAGCCTGTCAAATCCTGCCGGGTGCGACACCGGCTGATCCTCGCCGCGATAGACGGCACGAAACTCGAACCAGTGCGCCACCAGCACAAGGATCGCCCGTTTCAGCAGGTCCGGCACGTCCGTCCCCGCCTCGCCAAATCCGGCCTCGAAATCGATCTCTATGCCGTTCATCCGGCGCATCTGTCCGCCCGGCAATTCGATGTGCAGCCGCGCCGGCCTGCTCACCAGATCGGCGCTCCAGCGCGCCGGGTCGATCAGGCTGGCCGCGCCATCGCTGTCATAGATTGTCACAGCCTGCACTTCGCGCACTGGATGCCGGCGCAGCAGCACCGTTCCGCCATCCGGCAGCCTGTCCAGCGCCAGCCGCCAGGACTGCGCCATCAGCGCCATGCCGGTCTGGGCTTCCACCTCTGCGGTCGCCGCCCGGATCAGGCCTGCAATCAGCGCATCCTCTGCGTCGTGCTCGACGCGCAATTGCGCCTTGGCTTCGGCCACAGTCACCGGATCGGCGACCGGGTCCACCGTTCGAAAAAGCGTCATGTCGCCTCGTATCTGTAGGAGAAAAGGAAGCGGCCCCGGCCGGGAGGGGCGTTGCCGGGGCCGCGTGCAGCCGCATCAAGACTGACGCGACCGCATTTGATCGCCAGCCTTATACGGCGTAGCGAACCAGCTTGATGGCGCCAAAGTCCTGCACGCCGCCGCCCACGCGCTTGGTCGTGTAGAACAGCACATAGGGTTTTGCAGAATACGGGTCGCGCAGCACGCGCACTCCGGTGCGGTCGACCACCAGATAGCCGCGGCCAAAGTCGCCAAATGCAATCGGCGTCGCGTCAGCCGCCGGATCGGGCATGTCCTCGGCCTCGACCAGCGGGAAACCCATCAGCATGGCGCGGCCACCCGGCTGTGCCGGCGGCTGCCACAGATAGTTGCCGTCGGCGTCCTTCAGCTTGCGGATCGAGGCCTGCACCTTGCGGTTCATCACCCAGGTCGCATTCTGGCGGTACCCGGCCTTCAGCGCATAGATCGTGTCGATCAGCACGTCAGACGCGTTGCTTACCGGCAGGCTGCCCGACACGCCGGTATTGATCGCGCCCAGGTTGTTCCAGGCCCAGGCGCTTTCATCCACCACCGGATAGTCAAGGAAACCGCGCGGCTTGCCCGCACCATCGCCGGCCACAAACGCCGCGCCTTCCTGCTCGGCAAACGCTGCTTCCACTTCGCCGGCAATCCACTGGTCGAGATCAACCACGCTGTCTTCCAGCAGCGAAGCGGTCGCCGCCGGCATTGCGTAGAGTTCCATTGCCGGGAACAGCAGTTCCGACAGGTTTGACGTCGCCGTCTGCGGGCGCGCATCGGTCTCGCCCACCCAGCCAGCTGCCGGGCCGGTCAGCTGGAACGGCTTTTTCAGCACCGCAGTCGACATCTGACGCACACTTGCAATCGAGCGGATAGGCGACAGTGCCGACAGGCGTTTTCCAATCGCAGCCTCCGTCTCCGACGGCACCAGATAGCCGCCATCAGGCGCCGAGCCATAGGACATCGCTTTCTGGTCAATCGCCAGCAGCGCACGGTCGTCGCCGCGGCGCACATAGGCCTCAAACGCCTCCTTGTGCTCGCTGCCGCCAAAGCCGCCCGGTTCGCGGTCAAGTGCGGGCCGCGCCTTCTTCAGCGCCAGCCGGTCCAGCGCCATTTTCTGCTCGTCGAGCGAGCGCGAGATGCGGTCCACCTTTTCGGCCGTCACCACGTCTTCGCCAAAGCGCCGTTCGATATCGGCCAAGCGTTCGTCATTGGCTTCGCGAAACGCCTCGAACGAGTGCATGAACTCGCCAAACGCTTCGTTCAGCTCGCCGCCTGCGCCCTTGGTTTCGGGCGCTCCCGCCGCGTTTCCATTCATGTTCTGATCCATCATTTGTCCTTCATCATCATGGCTGCGCGCCGCACGCGTTCGGCCAGCAACCGCACGCGACGCGAGCCGGCTGCCGTCGCTCCAGCTGGAGCAATTCCCTTCACCCGCGCCACGCGCGCTTCGGGAAGCATCGGAAAGGTGACAATCGAGATCTCCCAGAGATCCGCCTCAAAAATCAGCCGCACGCCGGTGGCTGCATTCTTTCGCGCCCGCACCGTCTTGAAGCCGATTGACAAGCCGTCGATTGCGCCTGCCCGCATCAGCTTCAGCAGTTCCTGCGATTTCGCCACGCCCGGCGTCAGCTGGCCACGCACGAACAGGCCGCGCCCGTCTTCACGGATCTCAAGCCAGCGCCCCACCGGCTGGTTGGGGTCATGCTGGAACAGCATCCTCACGTTCAGCGCCGGCCGCTGCTTCAGCGAGCGCACAAACGCGCCCGGCTCCACCGCATCCTTCGAGAGGTCGACCTTGCCGAACAGGCTGGCATAGCCGGTGAACACGCCGTCTTCATCAAGACGCGTCAGGTCGACGCCGGCGAACTTGCGTTCGACGCGCGACAGGCTTCCGCCTGAAATCATGGTCAATTGTCCTTCTTGGTTTCCTCGCCGCGCGACAGCGCGCGGATGACAAATCCGACCGCCCACCAGGCCGCCAGGCTGGCCGCAGCCGAACCCATCAAGGTGACCTCGATCTGGTGCAGGTCATTGGTGATCTGCAGTTCCTTGGCGATCTTCACGCCCGCCGCGCCGCCAAAGATCAGGCCGCACACCAGCCCGACCGCAAAGCGGATCGCGGCCTCGCGCCTGCCCCTGGGCAGAATATAGGCGAGCGAAATCGCGGAGCCGGCCACAGCGCCCGCCCCTTTGGCGACCCATAGCCAGGCCGCCTCGGTGATGTCGTGCAT